GCGGGTCGCGGACGTAATCGACACGATCGGTGGGTGCGAGAGCACCAACCTGCCGCAATCGTCGGCCTTCACCCGCTCGGTGAACTCGCGGGTGACGATCGGGCCTACGTTATGCCAGCCCTCAGCCACCTCGGTGGCCGACTCCAGCGCCATGTCCAGCTCTGGATCCTCCGGCGGATTCGCCGACTTGTCCAGATACGCGAGGAATTCCTCGCGCGAGGCCGGAACTGGAGTGGCCATTGATCATTCCTTGATGTCGGTGGTCTCAGCCGCAACCGGCTGGGCCTTCTTGCGCCGCATGGCCCGCACTTCGCCAGGCTCGGCGGTCGCGGACTCGACGGGACGGAAGAGCCGTTCGCGGCCCTTTACTAGCGGGTCATCGGCAGGCAGCATCGTGCGCCAGGCCGTGATGACGTGCCGCTTGCCGTCCTTGCGGACCACGGCGGATTGCTGTGCAACCATCAAGTCAGCCATTGCTTGATCTCCTTCTCTGGGGGTCAGCCGGGCTCGATCTTGCGAGCCCGGCTGATTGTGAATGACTCAGACGCTCACGTCGACGAGGACGCGGAACGCGTTGTCGACCAGGACCAATGAGCTGTTACGCCACACTGCGACAACGGCGCGCTGACCGGTCCAGCGGCCACTCGCGCCCGTCACATGGGCGTTCAGCTCCAGGAGCATCCCGATGCGGTCCACGATCAGGAACTGCTGCCAGTCGCCGAACATCAGGATGCGGTTATCGGCCGCCCCGGCCGAGTCCATCGCCGACGCCTCGAACGCCGGGTAACCCAACAGCTCAGACGGCTGGCCCGACGCCAGGCGCACCCACAGGTCGCCGCCATCGCTGGCGGAGCCGAGCGAGCGCACGTCGTTGTAGGTCGACTTGTTCCCGATGAACTGGCCACGCGAGCGGAACCGGACCGGCACCGCCTCCTCCAGCGCGAACAGGTCATCCGACGTGATCGTCCCAGGCGCGCCGAGCGGCACCTCAGAGCCCGCATCGAGACCGGTCACGGCACCTTCGGGGTTGGGTGCGACACCGTTGCCGATGACGAACGCTGTGTCTTCCTCCACGCCCTTGGCGTCCATCAGCAACCGGCTGATGTCGTTGCGAAGCTGCGTCCAGTCCTGATCGATCTCGACACTGAACCGCACATCGGCGATGACCCGCTGCGGGCTGACCTCAGGCTGAGCGATGGTGAACGAGTTGTCGTCGGCCTCGTCACCCTCAAGCGAGCGCGTGACCGTGATCCCCTCGGAGGTGATGCCCTGCCAAGTCTTGGACACTGTCTGCTCGACACGGGCGATCTGACGCAACGGCGACAGTGCGCCGTCGTTGGTCAGGATCACAGTCGGGTCGAGATCGAACGGCACCGCGAACCCGCCAGCGGTGTCGGGGTTGAGTGCCATCGCGCGGGACTCTTCAGGCGAGAGCGCGAAACCGCCACGCGTCAGGAGCTTGCCGTAAGCACGGTCGTACACCGGGTTGCCGGTGGCCAGGATGCGCTTTGCGAGCGTTCCCTGATCGTCGTCGCAGCGGGCGAGCAGATCCTCTACGTGCTCTTGGACCTTCGACCGCGAACCGGCGTAGGTCGGGAAATGGGCTTGCTCAATGGCGCGCTTGGCGTGGTCGTGCAACCGGGTGCGGTGATCGTCCTCGGACCTGGCCTCGGCACGAATCCGGGTCAGGTCATAGATCTCATCACCGCGCTTGCGCACGAACGCGGGAGCCTCAGGCGCAGACTGCGCACGCTCGGTCGCCGCAGGATTGCCCGCGATGGCGCGAAGCCGTTCCCGTCGAGCCTTCAGCTCTTTCACGGTGCCCTCGTGCTGATCGCGTTCGGCGTTGAGGTTGTTCCACTCCTCGCGGACCTCGTCGGTCATGCGGGTGTTGGCGAATTCCTGATCGATCTCGCCGATGCGCTGATCGATTTCCTTGACGCGATCCTCGCGATCCTCGATCGAGCGAGGTTCCATAACGTCAGGCATGGTGAGCCCTCCCTTGGGCATGCAAAAGCCCCGGTCAACATGCCGGGGCTTGAATGGATAGTGAGATCAGATAACGGACGTGATCTGTTCGTCGTCTGCTGGGAGGTACCAGCTCGAACGCTTCATCTCCGGGGTTGCTCCCGAATCCGAATGCCGTTCAGCGGTGTCGTGCTCACCGGCCGGGGTTTGGTCACCCACGGTGGATCGCGGCGTTTCATCCTCCGACGACGGGTGCTCACCGGCCGAGTTCTCCTCGGTGGCTTGCGGCTCGCCGGATTCCACTGGTTCGTCACGCTCACCGGCCGAGTTCTCCTCGGTGGCTTGCGGTGCATCGTCAGCGGTCATGCGCTCGGCCGCGTCCGCCAGGAACACGGCGCGAGCGAGGGTCTTACGTTGTTCGGGGTCATCGAGATGACCCATGTCGATGGTGATGACCTCGGACCGGACTTCGACCGAGGTTTCCTCATAGGCGGGCCACACGACGGGACCGAGCTCGGGAACTTTCAGCTCGCGAAGGTCGCGCAACAGAAGTTCGTCGTCGGGCACGTCCTCGAACCAGGTGCGGCGCAGCAGATCATGCAAGGTGTCTTCGTCACGGATCTGCTTGCCGTCAGCGTCGTACCAGGTCTCGCGGACGACGGAGAACCGGAACGACATACCATCGATCGACTCTGAGCGGATCGCGTCCCGGACCGGCTCTACCAGCCAGTTGTCGTGCAGCCGCCCTACGACGTGCGCGCCGCCGTCAGGCGCCAGCTCGGGATCTGTTTCTTCGCGCACCGACTGCACGCTGGCGATCGGAATCGACCCGACCAATGGATGACGGCCGTGATCGAACTGGATCCGCGGTGGCTTCTCCCGGAAGCTCTTCTTCATCGACCCCGGACTGATCTTCTCCCGGAACTTGCCCTCCCAGGAATCGATGATGCTCTCGCGGTTGAATACCGCGGCGTAGCCATCCAGGGTCAGTCCGTCGCCATCGGCGTCACCCTCGGCGCGCAATGCGAACGGCGCCATCCGCAGCAGGTCTTGACGCGGCGGAGTCTCGGCGCGGGCCGGTGGTGCTTCAGTCATGGTCATGAGGTCGTGTTCCCTCCCAGCAGCGCCGCGCGAGCGGCGTTCGGGTCTCCACTTCCGTTCGGCGTGATTCCTGGCGGTTGGAGCTGCACCGACAGCAGGCCGGTATGCACCAGCCGGGAGAAGTCGTGGTTCTTGACGGCGTCGATGGCCGATTCCGGCGTGAACCCGTCGCGAACCAGCTGGACGATCGTCTGAGCCTCTTTCGCCTGAACATCGGCCTCATCCTGTGCATCCATGTTCAGGAACGGGATGCCACGAGTCGCGAACCACAACTGCGCACCCTCTGGCGGTGTGACGATCGTTTCCAGCGACGTCGCGGCATTCGCCCATAGATGCTGCATGGTGCCATCGCCGAACCGTCGCCGAGCGGCAGTGAAGTTCCCAGCGTTGAGAGCCGAACCCTGCAGTCCTTCACTGAACCCGACCCAGGAAGGCGGCACGCCGGCCGACGACGCCATACGCGATTCGGCCTTGCCCTGCGTGATCGCGAAGTCGAGTTGCTTGAAGTCCGCACCCACAGGTGTCACATCAGCGCCGCCGCCGAGGAACAAGGTCTTGTAGGCGTTCCATGCGCCCTTGTGTTCAGCCTCGAACAGCGACTTGAACTTCTTCACCGCGTCGATCGTGATCGTCGGATCGAACTTGATGACCAGGTTCGGCGTGGCAGCGTTCTTCAGGAACGCCCGCTTATGGTCGGTCTGGAGATTGTCGCCGAGTACGTCTTTCATCGCCGCCGTGATCCACGACATGCCGGTGAGAACGGCGTCCGGGTCGGGGTACGGCGCGTAATGTCCGATCTCGTCGGGCTCCATGAGGACCATCCGGTCGGCGCGGTCGCCGTGCGGCACGTAGGCGTACCCCAGCAGCTCGACGTCGGCGGCCTCTGCTGGATGGTCGGCGTCCTCACGCGAGCCCATGATGACGATCACCCAGTCGGGCCGAAGCCGGACTAGCCGATCCTCGCCGAACCGAGTACGGCGCAGGCGTCGCGTGTAGGAGTTTCCCGCACCCGTGGCATCGAGTTCCATCCGTGCCAGCAGGTCCGCCGTAGTGCCACCCGGCCATGGCTTCTCCAGAATGCCCAGCTCCGGAGTCCCGAACAGCTCGCCAGGAACTCCACCCTCAGGCCGGGTCCACTGAAACCGCGCCTGGCTGAACACCTGCAACCGCGCCAGCGTCAGCGACCAAATCGGGGAACTGTTCTTGACGATCGAGTTGAACGAGCCGGTGACCTGCTCTTCGTCCAGGCTCGCCATCGTCGTGCGCACGAAACCCAGATCTTGGGCTTGCATCAGCAGATCGACGTAATCCTGCGTGGAGCCGCGCATCTCATCCGGCCGCGACATCAGAGCACCACGGACTCGCTGCAGGAGACTCATTCAGCCTCCCAACATCGCGAACGGTTCGAGAACTTGAACTTCTGGCATGGTGGCGAACGCTTCGAGAGATAGGACAGCGCCGATCCCCGCATCGATCTTCATCCGATCCGGACCCTTCACGAACACGAACCGGGTCCGGCCGTCATCGTCCTCATCACTCACCCGCACCTTGCGTTTGTGCATCGCCAGCACCTGCGAGGTGAGTACCTTGGTGCCGTCGTGGCTGTAGGCACCCTCAGCCAGAGCCGTCAGCCAGCGATCACACGCGCCCGACATGCGCCGCGTCTGGTTGGTGTCGAAGAACACGACGCGGTCCTCGCCGAACTCCTCGGCCCAGCCCTCGATCTCGGTCTGCCACTTCGCCGGGTCGCACAACATCAGGCCGACGTCCCAGAAGGCGAACGACTCCCGAACCCGCGCCTGAACCTCGCCGCGCGGGATGCGCCAGTTGCGCGGCGCTTTGTCCGGCCGCACCCAGGTCTCGATGTCGAACTGATGCGGCTGACCATCGATCAGCACGGTGCCGATCAGCGTCGTGCAGTCGTCAGAGATCGACCCGTCGAAACCGAGCCCAATCCGCGAACCCGCGGGAACCTCATCAACGGTGATCTTAGGTAGCGCCAGCTCGGACCAGCGCCGCGTCTCGACCGCTTTCAGGCGGTCATCGACGTTCCAGTTGAAGAAGAACCGTGAGCTGTCTTCCCATGGCTGATCCGGGTCGCGGATGTCTGCCAGGAGCCGGTCCAAGTCGATCCACCACGAATCGCCGTACGCGACCGCGAGAGCTTCGCGAAGCTTCTCGTTCGGATCGGTCTCCTTGACCGGTGGTGCCTCGACCGCGTCGTAATAGATACCGGCCGCGCCGCTCATCGCCGACTTGTGCGTGGCTTCGGCCACCGATTCCTCGCCAGGAACGAAGCTGTTGGTGGTCTCATATGACCGGCCACCCATTTTCGCGACGTTGCGGCGCAGCGTCTTGGCCAGCTTCACGCCACCGTTGCGCGGTGTCCACAGATGCGTCTCGTCCAGGATGGCATCGGTGACCGGCTGGCCTTCACGCGAACCTGCAGCAGCCGTCACCGGCTCCAGCTTCCCTGGCCGCGACGTCAGGAAGCACCGCGTCAAACCCACATCGATGCCGAGTTCGTCAGCAGCCTTGCCGTCATTCGCCGTCAGCAGCTCGTGGATCACCGAATACGTGTTGTCGGTCTGATCCTCGCTGACGGCGGCGATCTGAACCCACGGATTCGCCAGGCCGGCATCACCCCACGGCTTACCGACCGGCTCGCCATCCGCATCGAAACCATCCGGTACGACATCGCCCGCAAGACCGGCGATCGCCTTCACGGCCTCACGAGGCGACTTTCCCCAGCCTTTAGACCGGCGAGAGCAACCGCGGCGGTAGATGTAGCGACGTCCCCCATCAGGGTCGACCGCGTACCACTCGATCAGGCTGCGAGCCTGCTCAGGCGTGAACACCAACGGCTCGGAATGGTCACGGGGCGACGGGAGAGTTTCCCACGCCCATCGCAGCAACGGCCAGCCGAGCGACGGGAACGGCTTCCGCTCAGTTGGGCCAGCCCATGGCACGATCAGCTCAACCTGAGACCCGCGTACGGGTCATCGTCCGGCTTCGACGACTTACTCTTGCCAGCCTTCGGGTCGCCGATCTGCATCCGCAACCGCTGGCGATCCTCGATGGTCGCGCCGAACTTGGCCACACGTAGTCGCAACTCGCCCGCGACCTTCTCATCGCCAGCCCAGAACCGTGCATGCAACAGCGCGGTGTCGACCATGAAATCCCAGTCGGTCTGGGTGAACGCCTGCGACTGTGGAGAGCGGCGCCAGGTTTCCCACCACGCCAGCGTCGGCAATGGCCACTCGATGCCGCCAGGAAGATCAGGACCACGGACGTCCTCGGCCTCGACCAGCGCCGTCGTTCCTACCGGATCCGCATTGCGCCTGCGCCGCTTGTCTGGATCCTTCGGTGCCGGACCGCGACCTGACATGACCGACACCTCCAGACCCTTGCCCAAGTCGGAAACTCGTACACAATTCGACAGTGGTGGGGGCGGGTCATGGCTTGCACCTGTTTGCCCGTGCCGGGGGTACCCCCTGGTCCTCTACCGTCGTGTTTGTCAGCAAAGAACCATCAAGCGTTCGAGCGTTTTCCTTTGCGTGAGTTGCAGGGTCTGCACAGCACCACGAGTGGACCATCCTCAGACCCACCATCGGCAACGGCTTGAATGTGATCAGCAGTCAGGTCAGTGGACCAGTGTGACTCACGCTGCCAACCAGGACACACGTAGCCACGCTCTGCCACCCACGCGTCCACGGCAGCCTTCCGCCGTTGCTGCTCCCGCCACGAATAGGGCCGCCGCTGTCGCTTCCGCTGCTGTTGCTGGCGTCGGTGCTCGGCGCAGCGAGTGTCGCTCGTGAGAACCCCGCACTGAATGCATGGTCGCCGCATTGATCGACCCCTGCCGCGAAGATGACCCGCCGCTTTGGTGAATCGGCCTACCCAAGAGTTGAGCCGTGAATGTCCGGTTCAATTGCCGGAAGGGTTACCGAGATTCCCTGAGCAGATCCCGGAAGCTTTGACCCCCGCCTCAGGACTAGGGCTCGCCATGTTCACAGCCCGCCTAGATCTGGAAGCGCGCCTTTGCTCTGAATCGAGCAGGGGATTGTGCGATCGGTATGGCGGCTCGTTAATCGCTAGCCCCGAATATGACAACGCCCCGGCCATCTGGCTCGGGGCATAGTTCCTCAGAACGAAATGCTAGTGCAGGTCAGCGGCATTTGCCAACCTATCCGAGTGGCCAGTGTGTCGCGTGATGTCGTCGAGTCGGTAGGTGTGCATTCTGCCGCGCTTGCCGTTGGCCTTAATGCTGTGCTTCGCGACGACCTGTCTGACGCGCCCAGCGCTTACGCCCAGCCACGCGGCGATCTCAGCGGCGGTCAGCATCTTGAGGCCACCACAATTCATCAAGCTGGCTGCGTTCCTCATCCGTCAGTCGATCACCAGCACTCTTTTCCCACCAATCAGTGATCTGGTGAAGATGATCTACACACTCGAATAGCCAATTGGTGTTCTCGCGCCAGGAATACCAACCTTCGGCAGAGGTAGTTTCGGAAGGAAGGGCATCACCGAGGTCTGATATCAGGCATGCCCGTTCGTGCTGCTCCCAAGTGATTCCCATTTCTGGCGTTAACTGCAATTCTTCAGGCCAGCCGCAGGAGCACCTATAGTCCCCGATCTTGCGATGCCTTTTGGGATGTTCGTCGATCCACTCGCGTAGCTCCTGCTCGCTGGATATCACGATGCCTCCTTGAGCTGCCTTACGGCGAGCCAGTACTCCGACGGCTCAACGATACGTCCACAGCGCTTGTCGGCACACCGCCAGTGATCTCTCATGCCGCCCTGATCATGTCCGTGGCCGTTGTGTTTGCAGCCCGGCTGGCACGCGTCTGGCTTGGCGAACTCGCGCCTCAGCTCGGCGCCGCACTCCGGGCAGTCGACCTTGCCGCGCACGATCGGGTCATCTTCACCTAGCAGCCGCTCAAGCGCACCACGCAGCTCCCGCACATCCTTGGCGAACTCGTCGAACGCCGGGTGATGCTGCGCCATGTGCGACAGGCCACGCAGCAGGAACACGCTGCATCCGCTGACCGTGAACGGATCTCTCGCTGCCGGCGCTCCGAGCGTGATTCGCCAATCGTCTTCCCAGCGGCCGAATGTGCCGATGACGCTGTCTATCCCGGTCTCGCCGTAGTGCCACCTGCCGGACCCGCCTGCCAGCAGCACAAGCGCCTCGCCGCCTGGCATCTGGTCGTCGTCGCCACGCACGCCCGTGATGTCCATCGGCCGTGCCGTTCCTGCTCGTTCGATCATCTCGGCCGACAAGAGCGCGTACAGGTCGACGATGCGGATCAGCCCGCGCCGCTCGTTCCCCACGCACGCCGTGCACGTCTGCAGCTGCGTCGGGTCAAGCTCGCGCCGATGGCACACGATGCAGGTGCGTTGCCCGTTCATCGACCGCCTCCGAATTCCTCGCCGCACAGTAGGCACAACCTTCGCCCTGGCGGCTCACCGAGCTGACTGACGTCCACCGACTCTGTGTGCCCACAAGTCGCCTCAGCCCAAGCCCGGCCCACCTCGCGGCAGTCGTCGCAGTGCTCGCCTGCGATGTGCGGCAGTCCCTGCCTGTGCTCCTCGGCGGCCAGCGCCACGTCAAGGTCACTCATCGTCTGCCACCAGCTGCCACCGCTGCCCGCACTTTCGGCACACCCATCCTGTGACTACGTCGTCCCACCACTCCGGCACTGTGGCGTGCTGGCAGGTCATTCGGCGTATGTGGTCGTCGCGTTCTTCCTTGGTGCTGACGACGTACCAGATGACGAAGACCGGCCAGAACAGTATCCAGGGTTCGCGTCTCGCCCAGCGCCATACACCGGCGAACACCTCTCCGAATTGCTGCCTCAGGGTTAGCTCACTCATCCCCGCCTCCCGCCTCGCCGCGTGAACGGCTCTTGCTGTGGTCCGGTGTTGCGGTTGCGCCTGGCGTCGAGTGCCGCTTGCCGTGGGTCGGCATGTTCGTCCGGTTCGTTGTCGAGCGTGATTCCGAATGGCCGCAACGGCGGTGGCCTGAGTGCGGCGATGGCGTCGGCGATGCTGACTAGCTGCCTTGGCCCACATCGAATAACCCTGGCCAGCTCCAGCAGGGATGGCCAGTCCTCGCGGTGGCCATGCGCATCGATAGCTCGCTGCCAATCGTGTGCGCTCCATGGCGTGGCTCGCGCCAGCTCTAGCGCCTGCTCGCTGGCGGCTGGCCGCACGAGCATGTGCGTCTCGTCGATCCGCTCGATCGAGACCTGGTGCTGCGCTATGGCGTCATGGACCTCGTCAGACAGCGGCGGCAGTAGACGCTCGCGAACAGCCCGCCAGTCTGCGCCGTATCCCCGGTCCGGATCCCCACCGTCGCCGGACAGCCCCGGCTCGGCGTCCGGGGTCCAGCTGTAGGCGTCTCCGCTGCCGTGCCAGGTGACGTAGTCGTCCAGGGTGTCGTCGATGCGCTGGACTACGTCGTCGGCGGGGATCATTCGTCACCTCTCGTGATCAGCACACGGCCATCGTCTTGAAGGTTTGGACGAGATCCCAGGCCGATGCAGTCGCAGCCTTCAACGAGGACTTTGGCGTCGTGCGGCATCAGCTCCAGCTCCGCGATGAGTTCGCTAACGATCATCACTCCTCCTTCGTGGCGAATGCGGTTTGCCGTGCGGTGGCCTGGTCGGCGGCACGCGCCGCATCGAGCGCTTGGCGTGCTTTGGCCGCGCCTCGGTGAGTGATTTCGTTCTGGCGCTCCACGGCGCAGGCGTCTTCGTCGTGTTCGCTGTTCGGCGTGACGTACGCGCCGCATGTATGGCAGTGGTGCCATTGCCGAAAGAGTGCGTCATTCATGCTTCGACCTCCCTGAGCGTCTGTTCGATCTGCCGCATGTCGCGCGGCTTGAGTTCACCCGCGTCAGCCTCGGTGTAGGTGCCGTCAGCGATGGCCTTGCGGGTGTTTCGTAGCCACTCGATGGTCTGGACCGGCGTCAGATCGTGCGGCGGGATCGGGTCGGGTGTGGCCGCCAGGCGCTCGTTGCGGATGCGCCGCACTTCGGTGCGAATTTCGGCCGGCGCAATGAACACCTGCCGTTTGCCGAGGTTACGAACAGCAGCCATGCAGTCCTGCGTTCGCAGGTCGCCGAGTAGTTCACTCCACGCGTCTGGCGTGTATTGGTCGATGGCCTGTTGTGGGCAAATGGCGTGCACCAACCGGGTGAGCTGAACGGCTTCAGCGTGTTTCATGGCGGTGATTCCTCGTCTCGCGCTAGCGCCCTGACCATGGCTTGGTCGAATAGGTCGTCGGTGTGTTGCTGCTTGCGGTTTGCCACGTCTGGGCTGGCGCGGGCTGCCTGAAGGCGCAAGGTTTCGTACTTGTCGCGCAGTTTGCGCATGCTGAGGATGTTCGATCGCCAGAAGTCGTCGTTCTGGCACCAGTCGATGGCTTTGTGGATCTGTTCCTCGGCGTATCGGTCGTTGTCGAGCATGAGGCGGGCGGCTTCGCGCCATCGTTTGCCGATGATGGGTCGTTTGCTGCCGTTGGATTCGATGCGATCGGCGAGGTGTTCGCAGATTCGGTCGACATCGGGTCGGGATTCGTCGGCGTCGCCGCGTTCGGCGACCCTGCTACCTGCTACCTGCTCCCTGCTACCTGCTACCTGCTCCCTGCTACCTGCTACCTGCTCCGTCGGTGTGACATCGGTGTTTGAAACGCTAGTTCGCACTGGCTGATCGGTGTTGATCTCTGTTGGTGGTGTTTGTGCAGGTGGCTCGGGGTATCTGGATTTCAGGCGAGGGTCGAGCTTCTGGTGGTTGCCTAATTTCGGCAAGTGAAGGTAGACACAGCCGTTTTCCACATACCGCACGACTTTTCCACAGGCGACGAGTTGGTCCAGCCACGAATTGACCACTTCTGCGGTTACGTCATCGTCGAGCGGGAAGCACCACGACTTGACCAAGCGTGGATCGCCTTGCATCCGCGACTGCTCGTCACAGTGGTTCCAGAGCGCGAGGTAGAGCATCCGCACGTCGCGCGGCAGTCGTGCGAGTTCCTGGTCGTTCCAGAACTCGGGCTTGATCGAGCGGATACGTGGCACTAGCTAGCCTCCTCTACTTGGCTCGTCAGGTGCCACAGGTTGCAGTGTGGGCACCGGTATTCGGTCATGTCTGGTCCGTCTCGCTGGGCGATTGCGAGGATGGCTTCGCGTGCTTCGAGCTGGTGCCCGTAAACACGTTTGTCGCCGCACGTTCTTTCTTGCACCCACTCGTCGTATGTGCGGGTAGGGCCTTGGCTGGTGTTCGCTGGCCTGAGCTTCGGTGCGAGTCGTTCCCGTTCCAGCGCGATAATCTCTGGATCACACTTTCGGCAACCTCGATCGCCACACCGGTCACACGCCGCGTACCCGTCATCCACTGGCCACCTCCAGCAGGACATCGCCGTGACACGGGAAATTCAGCGGACACCAGCACGCCAGGTCCAGACCACGCAATTCGCTGACCGATCCGGCGATTCGGATCATGTACACATGCGGCCCGTACCACCACCACTGCGAGTCGGGGCCATGCATGAGATCGGCACGGAATGCGTCCACTGCCATCTCTTGCGGGTCCAGGTGGTCGACGGCGGCGTCGGGGAACGCCTCGCTGACGCGCTTGATCTGGTCCCGCATCATGGAAACGGTGTAGGGATTGCCCCACCTGGTCGGCCTAGCCACGCTGACCGCGCCTTCAGGTAGTCGCCATCCTTTGGTGCGCCTGAGCTGGATTCGCTTAGCCATCACTCACTCCCGGTGGCACTAGCCGGGCCGAGTTGGCGCACCCCTGGCACAGCGTGAGCCCGTCGCGGCTCTCGAAGAACACGTCCGCGAACTCCTCGATGTCCATGCCCATATCCTCGTGGGGCAGGTCACTGGCTGCGATGCCGCACTGGTCGCACTCAGTCGCCATCGCTGCCTCCGTTCTCGTCCGGGTCGGGCTCGGCTTTGCGCACCTGTAGTTCGGCGATCACCTGTTGCCGTTCGTCGGCTGTCAGGTCATTCGCGGAGTTGAGTTCGCGTCCGACGATCTCGGCAGACACCTTCAGCCGCTCTGCCCGGTCGGTGATTCCGAGATCTGCGAATGCCGCCATGAGTGCCCCACGTTCGGCCTTGCTCATCTGGGCTGCGTTCTCGTTGGGCAGTGGCGGCGGTTCGCTGGTTGGTGCTGCTCGTTGGGTGCGTGGCGCGGGCTGCGTGGCGCGGGTTCGCCGTTGGGCGGTGCCGCGCTTGGCTTCGCTTTCGGCCTGGGCTGTCGCGCCGTCGTCGTCGTCCTCTGGCGCCACGCCGGTCATGGAGCACAGGCAGTACCGCCTGCCGTAGGTGATCGCCGAACCAAGCGCTTGCGGTGTGCCCGACGTCGGCAACGGATATTCGGCGTCCTCGCGCTGCCCTGAGATGTGCAGCAGCGAGCAGGCGAGCACGAATCGTTCGCCGCTGAACGTCGGGCGAGCGACGAACGCCAGTCCGACACTGGCCAGTAGCGGCAGGATCTGTGAGCTGATCCCAGCCAAACCGGCGTACGTGTAGCTGTAGCTTCCGGCCTTGGTTGCCACGTCTGCTGTCTCGGTCTTCTTGATCTCCGGCAGTCCGGCTTGCAGGCGCACGAGTGCCTCGGGCAGGGTCGCCGGGATCTCGGGCGCGCTCATGCACCCTCCCGATTCAGCCGCCATCGGGAATCGATCGGCGGCTGTAGCGGTGCGCCCACGAGGTCACGCGAGGAGGCGTCGAACTCGGCCACCTCGCGCACGTACAACAGTTGCCGTAACTGCTCGGTACCCGCCTCGACCGGGATCAGATCGTAACCGTCCGAGCGGACATGGATCCCCGCGCACGCGTCCACCTCGGGCATGACGCGCTCCTCGCCGTCTGAGTCGATCCAGACGTCGGCGAAGCGGTAGCCCGCCAGCTGTAGCGCGGTCTCGCCGAAGATCCCCGAACGGCTGGTTTTGATGTCCAGCAGGTAGCGTTTGCGCGCTCCCGGTTCGGGGTCGTCGGGATCGAGGAGGTCGGCGATCAGGTCGAGGGTGCCGCAATAGTTGTGTTGCTGGCTGTGGACGACGATCTCGACGTGTTCCGGTTCGACGTCCCACTCGTCGAGGAACCGCACGTACGACTCGACGTGCCCGGCGAGGTCGTCAGGCACGGCGACAGGCTCGTCTTTCACCAGGCGTTCGGCTAGCTCGTGGACGCGCGTGCCCTTGTTGGCTGCCGCGTCGCGGGCGGCGTACCGGCCGCCCTGCAAGGTCTTCAGTCGCACCGATGGCGTCATGTCGGCTAGCTCGTCCCAGTGATCGACGGCGTACTCGGCAGTGGCTGTTCCCGCCCAGTTGATTAACGCCTTTTTCGGCAGTCCGTTGCCGAGGATCGTCGTAATGCCCGGCACCCGCTCGCCGGTATCGGCGTCCACGTACCAGTGGTTCTTGCCACGGTCGACTCGCTTGATGGTCATGTGCTCACCTGTCCTTCGTCGTTCGTCATCGCTTGCTCCATCCGCGTTCCCAGCCGCGTTCTTCTTCGGTGAGTCCGCCCCAGACGCCGAATCGTTCCTGCGTGGATTCGCGTCGGCATTCCGCCCGCACCGGGCACTGTGCGCAGATGGCTTTGGCGGCTACCACGCGTTCGTGTTGCGCGGCTCCGCGCTCGCCGAATGGTCCGTAGAACAGCTCGCCGTGGCCCCGGCACGCGGCCCGGTGTTGCCAGCGTTCGCCGCCCTTGGTGCTGGTCCCATGCCCGCTGTGGTCGCGGGTTCCGGTGGTGGTCATGGTCACGTCGCCTCACTGAGAGGTATAAGCGGCTCCTGGACTGCACACGACGGGCACAACTTGTCGTCACTAAGTGCAGCCACCGGCAGCATCAGTCGACACTGACGGCAACGAGACCGCTCAGGCTCCTTCTTCGTCATGCCGCCAGCTCCTCTCGTTGCAGCGCGAGGCGTTCGCGTCGGCTCATTCCGCCCCATATGCCGTATGCCTCGTGATCGGCGAGGGCGTATTCCAGGCATTTCGTCAGCACTGGGCAGGGTGGCCTGCCGCGAGCCGGGTTGCCGTTGCAGATGCTCTTAGCCATAGCCGGGTTGCCGCCTCTATCCGAATCCGGGAAGAACGCCTCGGGATCGGTCTGTGCGCATATGGCCTGCTCGGTCCACTCGGGTGGGTAGGTGAAGCCACTCATATCGAGAGTCATCGCGGCCACCTCCCGGTGTCGGTGCGTTCGTTGCTGTGCTGCTGCGAGCGCGTGATGCGCGGCCTGCGCCGGGTCCACGCCAGCCAGGTGATGGCGACCCCTGCGGTCATGGCGACGGCGGGCCACTGCTGCCACATGTCGATCACGTCACCACCCACCATTCGTGGTTCTCGAACTTCTCGGCCAGGACGTAGCGTGGGTCATAGCCGCCGCCCTGGACGTCGACCGTGATCCACTTGTCGGTGATCGCGGACACCGCGCCCACATCGCCCCACCTGTTCGTGACCTGATCGCCTACACGTGGTGCATTGGGATCGTGGGACTCCGTGGTCAGCCCGGTGCATTCGGCGCACTGGTCGGCGATCAACTCGTGTTTGCAGCGCTGTTCAGCCATCGCCATCACCACCGATCGCCCGGATGGTGGCGCACGGCCACAGCGAGTCACGGAACGAGACGTCCGGCGCTTGGTCGTTGACCTCAAGCTGACCGCAGTGATGACACACCTCGAAGCACTCTTCAGGCGTGTCGACGCTCCACTCGCCACTGCCGTCGTGCCAGCGCTTTTCGGGCTTGTGCAGGTCGCGTACGGCGTCGAGCTTGGCCCGTGCGGCCTTCCCCGCGGCGTAGGTCTCGTGGAGCCGGTCCCACATTGCGCCGAAGTCGCCGTCTCCGTTCTCATCGATGAGGTCGCGGGAGTCGGTCAGCCGCACAATGTCCTCCGTCATGCGGTGCACGACCTTGCCCAGCTCCGCGCCGCCGCGCTTGAGCGCCTCGTTCTCCGCCTGCACGTGAGCGTCGATGTGCGGCATCAGCTCGTCGACGAGCTCGCGTGGCAAGCCGTAGTGGCCACCCAGGTAGCTGAACAGCTCGTCATTCAGCTCATCACGCGTCATCGGACAGCCACCGCCTCTCGCCACGTCTGACGCAGCCACGCCCGGCACCACAACGCCACGTTCAGCGCGGTCAGCGTGATCACGATGGCGGCCTCGGTGAGCCATTCATGCAGTGGCATCGGCCCGAACCTCCTCGGCTTGTTCGTCGATGGGATGCATCTCGCCGTCCTCGCCGAGCACCACGTCACGCTCAGGCGGCAGCCACCCACCGCATTCATGGCCGTCCACGTGACACGTGCACGGCTCGTCCTCGTCCAGGTCGGTGGCGTCCTCGACCTCGGTCGATCCATGCCGGTCGCGCCACTTGACGAGACGGTCAGCGGCCGGGTCCAGCCGGGGAACGAGGGTGTAGTCGTAGATGATGAGCGCGACTACGACCGCGACGATCACGGTCAGACCGATGGCGACCAGGTCAGTTTCGGTGAGGATCACGTCTGGTCTCCTCTCACGTGTTCCGGATGGCTTGCTGGACGTCGTCGAACTCGGTGGCCGGATCTTCGTCGGGCAGCATGATGGCCAAAGTCTTGATCCACGCTGCGGTCCGGTATGCCTGCTGCTTGGTGGTGATGTTGACTGGCAGTAGGGGCACGAGGTTGTCGCCGTTGGTGCTGATCAGGAAGTCGTTGATGGTGTTGATGTCGGTCATGTCTGCTCCTTGCGGGTCAGGTAGTCGAGTGCGGCGTCTACGTGGTCCTCGCCGCGCCTGTGTGCCAGTCCGATTCCGCGTACGCGCATCTCGATCTCGTCGCGCGTGTCGAAGTCGAGTTGCGGCCACAGGGCGTGCGAAGTCCTCAGATCGCCGTCGACCACCGCACGGCTGGCGAGCTCGCTGGCGAGCGTGTTGATGGCCTGAACACGTATGTCCTCACCCACTCAGACCACCTCGCCTTCGTAGACATGGCCCGCTTCGATGGCGGTCTGTGGTTGCGGCAGCATCGGCGGCATGGCGCCAGACTCGTACGATTCGGCAATTTGCGGCTGCAGCCAGTCGGAAACCGTCGCGCCGCTGGCGATCACCGTGTGAGCAAGGAACTCGTCCTCGAAGCTAGTGATGCCGGATTCGATGGCCTCCAACTTCGCCTTGATGATCAGCAGCAGAGCCCGCCAACGCGCCCGCACGGCTTGGTCGTACATCTGCTCAACCTGGCCAGCGGAACGACGCTGCCCTTTACTTGGCGTGTGGGTGAACTCGCGGTCATTGCGATCCGGCATCGGCAGCTCGAAACGGATCTGCCGCCGGTGTGCCTCGAACGCAAGGACGGCGCGCTGGTTTTGCCATCCGTACATGAACGCATTAGCGCCCCAACGGCTGAGCGCACTCTCGATCTCGCGGCGTGTCTTGTCAGCGGCGACAGTCGTGTTCGCGGCGTAGCGGGTCACAGCCCACCGCCGGCTAGTCCGGCGAAACCCATCGCGACGGCCCACGCGGCGAACAGGTAGGCGAAGGCCAGCGCGGCGACGTTCAGCATGCGGCTCACGTGACCACCTGCCACAGCAGCCACCCGGCGCCGATGAGCACGCCCCACAGGGTGAGCGTGATCAGCCACAGCCACGGGTTGGCCAGCCCCCGGATCAGGTTGCGAGCATCGGCGATGTGCTCGACCTCCAGCCAGCTCTTGTCGGTTGGAGGCGGCTGGAGGTCGGGTTCGTGCTTCTCTATCCGCACGCCCGCGATCTCGGCCGGGTCGTAGGTCACCATCGGCGTACGCAGCGGCAGTAGCAGATCCTCGCCGACGTCGCCGACCGCGTCATGCATATCCTCGGTGACCTCTGGGCGCGTGTAGTGCCCGATGTATCGCAAGCGCGCCAGCTCATCGTCCTCTGACTCGTCCATCGCCCTCGTGGCCTGTGCGGCCTGGTCGATCTCGCGGTCGGACTGTGCGATCAGGTCGCGCTCTTGCTGAGCCAGCCGTGCGCGCTTGCGGTGGATCTCCTCCTGCTGCGCGTACACGTAGTCCCGGACCTCGTCGCTGCTACGCATCTCGCTGTCCCTTCTCGAATTGCGCGATGCCATCGCTGGCGTAGTCGCGCAAGATCAGCTCGTTCGACGCGTGGTCATCCAGGTGGGCCAGATGTGCACGGAACTGTTCGACCTGGTCGGCGTCGAGCTGCGCCATGAACTCGTCCATGCTCATGCTGAGCGTCTGCGCGGCCTCACGTAGCCGTCTCTGATACAGCCAACGGCGCGCGTCGTGGGTCAGCTCACACGCGAACCAACCACCGACGGCGAACAGGACAAAGCGCAGCCACAGCGGGTAGCCACCCAGCACAGCCAGCAGTGGCCAGATGAGCGCGTGGTAGGCGTGTGGGATCGGGTGATCCATCGATGCCACCCACGCCCACCAGAAGCGTTTCGCCCTACTCATCGTCGCCACCACCCGTCGCGTGGCTCTTCAATGCGGCGAGAACGGCGTCGGCCTGCCCTTCACGCGGAATGCCCGTGTAATCATCGAGCCACAGGCCGGGATCGTCGATGGCCTTGGCCACCAGCTCCCGCACCTCGTCGTCTGGTGCCAGCACGGCGGCGGCGGCCCAGAACACGTCCTGGTAGTCGCCGTCCAGGTCGGCCAGCGGCGTCGGGTGCTCGTCGACTTCCAGCTCGCCCCGCCACAGCGTGAGAACGCCGTTGCCATCCGGCTCGACGGTGTAGGTGGGGTCAGTCATTCGACTCGCCACCTTCCACGCGGCCGGCGCGTTCACGCTCATACGCCTCATCGCGATCTGGTGTAGCAATCGCGATGGTCACCGTTTCGGTAGCCGCTTCGTGCCGTACGCCGAACTTCTGGCCGCCGGCGTCGAGGCGGTAACGGGTGACGGTGACGGTCGCTTTTGCGGCATCGACCGTCACGGACTTGACGACCTCATCCCACCTATGGGTGTCGATTCCGAGCTGACCGAGCCCCATCTGCACCTTGTGCATCGGCGTACGGTCCGCGTCCATGTACTGGGGCATTGCTAGACTTCCTTTCATCTGGTGCCGCCGCTACGGAGTGCGATCCTTGCGGCGGCGCTTCTGCGTTCTTCACTTGTGGTCCCGCATCCCTGCGACTGACACCCCCAGTGCGACGCAGAGATGCGGGACGTTGGCTGGGGCGCGGTATGGACGCTTGCGTGCGGCAGCTCTCCCTCACCCCAGGGCTTCAAGGTCTTCGGCGGTGGCCGGCTTTGCGTACGCGCGGGTGCAGGATGTGGTCGCGTCGCCACGCGCCGACGATGATCAGCGCGACCATCGCGGCGAGGACCCACGGGGCGGCGGTGACGGCGGCGGTCATCTCTTCCACCGCCGCTCGATGGCGGCTAAGGTGCGGCGATGGAGATCTCCCCTGAGGGTTGCGGCGTTTTCGCCACGGTCATTCCGGTTCTGCTCATCGCCGGACACTTGGACCGCGCCGCCCTGCTCCGGATCTCCGTCGCCCCGATTCTGCTCCGGCTGGCGTGGTTCGGGTGGGTGGTCGCGGCGATATTTGCCATGATCATGGCGCTCATTGGTGCAGCCGGTGACGGCCTCAGCGGTGGGGTTGGCCTGGTCGTCTTCACCGCGACGTTCGGTGCCGCGACGGGAATCGGCATCGAGGTCTACGCACGTCTGTTCATCTTGTGGCCGACCGACTTCACGCCCGAGGCGCTGGCCGAGTTCGAGCTGACGCGCGATGTCCTGCGCGATCTGCGCCTTGAGGGCGTCGAACCCGCTGAGCAGGCGCAGGTCCGACTCGACATTGCTGCGCTTGTACGCCAGCGCAAACAGCAAAGTGAAAGCGACGACGGCAGCGGTGGCGAGGGTGCCGAGTAGAAGAGCGCTCATGCGGCACCGTCCTGTGGTACGTCGTCCACGTCCGTGACGACGGCATCGAGCAGGCACTGTGTGGTGCGATGCTCGCGCCACGACTGCCGCTGACTGACGCCCATGTCCTGCACTCGTTCGTCGCGGTCGCGGATGGCGTCGCGGCCTGCGGGGTCGACGCGCTGGAAGCGGCTCATGTCGACAGCTCCTCGACGACCTGCTTCCGCGAGACCGTGAACAGGCGCGAGGAGTACTGACCTGTCCACACCGCCCACAGCGGACCCTTGCTGGCTGCCACCAGATCGCGCTTGTCGGTGACGCTCGCTGCCCAGATCAGGTCACGGCCGCTCTTGGCGATCAAAGTCACGACCTGGCTTTTCGTTGACACAAGGCCGGGCCAGTGGGGCGGCGCCAGTCGCTCGGTCATGACGTCCTCACCTCGTCGGGCAAGCTGTCGAAATACGACCTCAGCGAGCTGTAGACGATCTTGCGGCGGCGTCCGATGTAGCGGCTCTCGATCTCGCCTTTATTGAGCAGCTCGTACATCTGCCAGTCAGAGACGCCGAGGATGCGCGCACCGTCTTTGACGGAGACCAGTAGCGGGTCTAGGTCGCTCATCTGCCGCCTCCTTGTGGTCCGGGTGGTCCGAATGGGTTTGCGTTGGGGTCGAAGGGTGGCGGTTGACCGCCCGTTCGCTGACCTTTCTGCTTGCGGCCTTTGTTCTTCAGTGGTTTCGGTAGCTGCGTTTTGTCGCGCCGTGATGGCTTGTTGCGGCGTGGGGTCACGCGACGTTCTCGCCCTCGGTCCGTCGGCGGATGAAGTCGGCGAGGTCGGCGGGCTTCACTCGCTTGCCTGGCCATCGCAGGCCGCCGTACATGGCGGGGAGTTCCCCCGACTCAATCCAGCGATAGACCGTCGAGCGACCGACGTCCCCCTGCCCTTGCTCGCGGAGTTCCTTCTGGACGTCCTGGACCGTCAGAAGCTGCTCTTCGGTACCAGTTGCTTCCTGCATGACCGTGACTGTACCCATCGTTTCCCATTGTGTCCAGTTGTTACCAAGACTCGCGACAGCTTGACACCATCTGGGAGCGTGTGGGACCGTCTGGGACAGATGGAGAGCACGGGAATGCACCCCAGGCGCGGCGCAGATGCGATGGAATCGTTCGTCAAAGACGAGATCGCGCGTCGCTTTCGTTCGCTACGCAGATTCTTCAAGCAGTCTGGGTATCCAGCGACGACGTTCTATCGCGTGGTTTCAGATTCGCCGGACGCCAAGCCTGATCAATTCCGTCACCTCGAAGGCGCGCTCGACCTTCCCCGTAACGTGCTGGACTATATCGCCGACGGGAACGTCGAAGCGCTCAAGCGGACATCGCTGGATCCGGACCAATTACGGGTGATCGTC